CGGATGCCGAACGCGGCGGGCACCGCCGCCGTAAAAAAGTTTATATACTGTCATGATTCACGTCCTTACACAGAGAAGTCCAAAGTTGCATACAGGGTTGTAATCGCTTCGGGGTACAACACTTTGAAATCGTACACATTCAGAGTTTGCCAGTATTCGCCGAAGTGGTTGGCAACCTTATCAACGTGGCGGTTCTCTGTAATCTGCATTACGAAGCCTGTGGCGTCTTTGCGCCCCGCGAAAATGGTGTAAGCGATGCGACCATTCTCATTGCGTTGGGGCATATTGTTGGAGAACAGAATCTCGAAGCCCAACACATTAGGAATCTTAGTGCCCAAGATAATTGATTGGGTGCTGCCGCTCGCGCAAGCGTTAGACAGGATAGGGTTCGCAAAGAACAAGTCCATTGCTTCAATCGGCAATACCACATACAAACCGTTGGTGTCCACGTTTTGTTCCGCCAACACAGTACGCATTTGCGACAGATAGCGGATGATGTTGTCTTTTGTCATAACAACAGGTGCGCCTGCTGCGCCGAAGTCAAAAGCGTGCGAACGTTTACCAGCTTTGCGACCACGGTTACAAGCAGCAGCCTGCAATGGCAATTCCAACAAAACTTCGCTGTCGATGTACTCAGCCAGCTTGCGAGTTACATCGTCTTGGTATTCTTTCAACAAAGCGGGCAGACCATCAATTTGTTTACGGTCAATCGCATCCAGCTTCAAGTTAGAATACTTAGCGCGGTTCACATTCATTGTGATGGTAGAAGTATAAAGGTGGCTAACCTCTAACTCTTGGTTCTTTTGGTAGTCAAAGATTTCCGCTTCGGGCGCACGACGGAATACCACTTCGTCGCCTTTCTGACGGATTTCTTTGGGGACAATATCTTGGCTCGTGATTGAGCCGCTGATTGTCATCATGTGGAAGCGTTTTAAGAACCCAGCAGCATACGCAGGTTGGGTCAAAGCCGACACTAACTGTGTATAACCACTTGCCGCAGGGAGTAAAGGTTTTCTTGCTGTTGGCATAATTTACCTCATAATCAAAAAGAAAGTTAATCCATTACGGCAGTTCCATTGATAAGCGCAGAACTCCACGCATCATCAATTTGTCGGAAACGCTCATAGGACATCTTACCATTGGAGTAGGCTTCAAGGGCGTTACTGTATGTTGAGAACTTAACGCCCTTTTTAACGCCAGGCTGGGCGGCGGTAGCCTGTTGCGTAGGTGTCATAGTATGTCCGCGACCTGGTGCGGCATACTGTTGAATCTGTTGTTGGTTCGTGGGTTTGAAACCTGAAAGCAAATCAACCAGCGCGTCAATGTTGCCAACGGCTTCGGCTTGCTGAATCAGCGTGCCACGAGTTAAACCGCCTGTACCTGGTACGACTTCTTTGTAATACTTGGCGTAGGCTGGTGTTTGTACGGCGGCTGCCAACCACGGTAAACGCGCTGACAGGTTTTGCTGGAATACTGATTGCTTCTGCGCTTCAAGGTTAGCCTGCTGTTGCTGCACCGTTTCTTGGAGCGGCTGCACCGTTTCTTGGAGACGTTGCGCCATCGGGTCAAGGCGGGCGGTTTCCATCTTGCGAGCAATCTCAACCGCTTTACGGGCAGCGATAGCTTCGATGATGGGCAACGATTGTGCGTACTGTTTCTTTTGCTCGTCGGTTAATTCGGGCATATCCAGCGTTTCATACCATGCTTTTTCTTGCTCGGTAGGTTTGGTGTTGCTGGCATCAGCCGCCGCTAGGCGAGCTTCCAATTCAGCGATACGAGCTGCGGTCTGTTTGCGCTCGGTGTCAAAGGCTTGCTGCAACAGCGTCTGATTCTGCTGAATCAACCCTGCAATCTCAGGGGTCATCGCTGGCTGCTCGGGGGCAGCATCAAGCTCATCCGCAGCAATCTGCGTACCATCATCGGCAAAATATTGGCTTACGTCCTCGCCAGTAAACTCCTGCTCGCCCGCAGGTTGCGTGGCAGCTTGTTCGGTTTCGTCAGGTTCTACGGTTGGAATACCTGCGGCGGCAATCGCTTCGTCAATGCCGTAGTAAGTATCACTCATTTACTTCTCCCATCATCAAGGCTATTACTTTTTTCAACATAACAACCTGCCCTCGTTGGAATTCTGATGCGGTTTGGGCTTCAAACAAATCACGTTCCTCAACAAGCTCTTGTTCAAGGACTGTAATCAAATCGGCAAAATCGCGGTCAGCACGCAAACGAGATAAACCCTCTTGGGCGGCACGGTTCTCGTCATTGGAAATTAGGGTTAATCGGGTACGATGGTTCATAGGTTACTCACAAGCTGAAACTTCGTCAAACCACAAATCAGCGGTATCACTCACGATACCATCAGGATAGATGCGGTAACGCCCTGGCATATCAATCAGCACAGGGTTGTGTGTGTTGTCCAAGAACAACGTTTTGCCGCAGGGGGAGAATGGAATATCCCGCGCTTCGGTAATGTCGCACTCGCTATCAATCACACGGTGGATAACAAATTTATCGCCCTCTTGCAAATCCACACCTGAGACAACGACGTGTTTGCATGGGCGTACCAATAGGGCTTCGGGCTTTTTCATTCTAACTCTACCTTACCAGCGAACAAAGTTTCTACCACTTCTTTAACCGCTTGCACGCGCAAACGGTTTTCCTCGGTGGCAGGGTTGCTCTCGTTGTGAATTCGGCTGTCGTCCAACAACTTCAACAGGATTTCTTTCAGCGGCTTGGCATACGCCGAACGCTGAAAGCCTGACAAAGTACGAGCCTCAGTACGGGACAGTCTGACTGTCCGCCCCTCGGTCTCAGGAATCGCTAAATGGATAGCTGCCATATTATACCTTGCTCAAATAAATCATGGCGAAGCTGTCATTCACAGGCTCAACCATAAATGTAATTTCTAAAACGTCGCCCGCTTGCAAGGGGGCAACTTCCTGTTTGCAGACCGTTATATCATAAGTTCCCGCTGGCAACAAGTAGGACGAACCGCATTCGCAAGGAAACGCATAACGAAATTCGTTCATATCACAGCCGTTCGGGCACTCAACAATTCGCTCAATGAACAACAGCGGACACTTAATATCCTCGCTATTTGTCGTAACATGGAGCATAAATGGCGTGGCTACTGGGCCTACCCGAACAGGCGCATCACCCTCAACATGGGGGTAGGTACGATTACTTGTACCAACATTAAGCACGCTGTTAAAGACAGTTAATGCGATGGTATCGGTGTCGCATTTATTAAACAACTTCCCCATTACATGAACCCTCCGTTCGCCTCATCTATGGCAGCCGCAGCGTCAGGGCTACGACCATCTAAATTGGGTAATCCCCCCGTGGGGTCGTTCGGCATCCCTGCTGGCGCGGTTACGCCCTGGGCATTCAACAGTTCGCCAAAGGCTTCCTGCTTATCAAAATCAGGGAACACGCCCTCAGTCGGCAACCCTTTATTCTTGAATAACTGGTACAGAATGCGTTGGATAGCCGTAGGCGGAATAATCGGCTGCTGCGTGGTTGGGTCGATGACACCTGCCATACTGGACAGAGATTGCAGCGCCCATTCAAGGTCGCTGTTCTTACTCTCCTGCTCCATCAAACCTGACACGCCACGCGCATACACACGCACGTCGCCACGAATCTCAGGGTCATCGCTGGTACGCAATTCATAGTTAATGAAGTCTTGTACCACAGGCTCAATCACGCCTTTCTCCAACATACGCAGCGCGTGCTTGATGGCTTTGGTAGACTGGTTCATGACGATGCTCATGCCACCGCTGGTGCGACCAATCGTACCAAGTCCTTGCGTTCCGCCGAACGCCAAACGTGGAATACCAATCAGCTCGTAGGCGTAACCGAGAAACTTCTCAAACAACGCCGTCAGCTCGGCGGACAGAGATGGTACGGTGTAGAAAGAGTATGCGGGTCTGCCGCTGCCCAAGTTGTCCTCTGTTACCACGCGGATAGTGTTGGGGAGAACCTGCGTGATGTCGTGCCCGTCCTTGACGCGTCCTTTCTCCACCTCGCCAATCGGCCCGCTGGAATACTGCATATTCCGCACAAGGGAGCGCACGGTGGCGGTACAAACTTTCTGCGCGTCGCGCAACTTCATGGCAGGCGATGCCCCCCAAAACGCACCCGACACCCGTTCAAAACTGGCTTTGTAGAATGGGCGGCGGCCAGCGGGGTCAGGGTTTAACAGGCATTTGATAACCCGTTTACCTACCACCCACACCTCGGCTTCGCTCGCGCCCACCAACTCCTCATCGGCGAACTCAATACCATACTCGGCTAGGACGCTGTTGCGGATGCGTCCATAATAACCGAGCGCATCAAACACGTCGCGGTCCTCTTTGCTAGCGTTGATAGTGTCCGTCGCGGGGTCGGTCTGGTCGGTATCATAAGACAACGGTGCGCCGTCGGGGTTCTCCTCAAACACAGCATCAATCGCATCGGGGGAATACCCAGCGGCATCGCGTAAAGCCAACAACTCATTACGAGTCAAACGGCGGCGCTCAATCACATAGTCCGCAGTCTGAATGTCGTCAGCGTAGGGCGCTGGGTAGAAATCAAACGGAGATATATTCTCAACCTGTCTTACCACCTCACGCACAGGCTCTACGGTGTCGCCTGTCCAGCGCATCGTTACCACTTCTTTGATAGAGGGCACTTTCATAATCGCCGCAGGGTAAATGCAAAAGTGTTCAATGAACTCAATAAACTGGGTCTCCCAGTCTGCATCATGCAGTCGGTCTGCGATGACGGTCGTCATGCGCTCTGCGGCGATAGCCGCCTTGCGGTTCTCCTCCAACTTCAACACCGAGCGCATCTCGTCTATCTGCCCGCGAACAGCCGAAGTGTCGCCGCCTGCGGCAGCCAACATATAGTTCAGGTCTTGGCTGACTTTCTCCAACATCTCCTGCTCTAAGGCTTCGGGCAAATCAACAATCGGCGTGGCGTTGATGGTGTAAGGCGCGGCGGTCGTACCCATAAAAATATCACGGATAAGCCCCACAATACCTTTAACGATGGGGCTTGATATATCCATAGTTATATCAGGCCCGCGACCATCAGAGGGTGTTAGGGGCTGTCCGTGCATAAGTTTGAGGCAGTCCTGCATATCGGAGTAGTGCGGCTGCTTGGCAGTACGAGCCTTATCAAATCGCGCAGCGACAAATACCCCTAGCTCATCAATAAGGTTCTCGTCCATATATTAGCCTTTGCGTGTACCAGTAGCTTTGCAACCAGTTTTCTTACCATTGCAACGTGCGTGTTTCATGGTGTGTCCTTTTCTGTTTTGGGTTAATCAAAATATCTATCAGAGTCTTTATGATACAAGAAAACCCCCCCCACCACACAGCAGGGGGGGGGGGGTTTTTTAGGAGGGGTTAAAGATAAGAGAG